ATCAAGTAACTGACTGACCTCATCAAACCTGTATGACACCTCGTCAAGGTCATTGTTTATCTGCCATGCCCCATTAAGAAGTTTGTCTAAGTCCTCTGTCTTAACTAGGGCCATCGAGGAGGATTTCTTAGCGGCTTTTTTCTTCATGTGTTCTTCTCCTTAACTCTTAAGTTTTAGGCCGTGTTCAGCCAACGCTGCTACAATATTATTAAGACATACTCTACCGAGGTTTGGTACTTTCCATAAGTTATGGGTATGCTGATTACACAACTCACCAATCGTCTGTATGTTTTCTGCTCGTAAACAATTTAGTGTTCTTACATCTAATTCTAAATGCCCAACCGAATAAGAAAGTAGTTTAGTCTTATTATTCCTTTCGTTTAGCATGGCGTCTGCCATAATATATGCAGATCTAGCGCATACGTGTTCCGAGTCATTATCAGAATCCCCTACGTAGATTCCATCTGTGTATTGACTATCCAGTATCGTCTGCATTGCTTTCGCCGCAAAGTAATCTCTCAGGCTCATACCCGGATTGTCTGCGCTTGGAAATGCTGAACCACCATCTTCTACTTCAATAGTAACAATCATAATCTAGTACCTCCACGATTAGCACAAGGCCATACTTGGGATAACGCGTTTACCACAAGAGAATCGGCAGAGTAATGTCTTCTCTCAGGGTTAAGTTCTAGGTACTGCTTAACCACATCTCGGGCTTGCCCTGCTGTTACATTTTGTGGGGCACATACCTTTACTCTTGCGTACACATCAGCCACTCCCTGTACATATCCAAGTGCAACCATCTTTGGAATAGATTCGGAATCGTTCATCCTCGACAGCAGACCGTTACCATCTAAAAACTCGGCGCACGCAATACCCGGTATAAGTAGCAAACTTGCTATAGTCTTTTTCATTTATCACCTCCTAAAAATACCCACGTTGAACCTTTAAGTTCTTGGTTGAGATCGGTTAATAACTTTTCAAAATGCGTAAGTCCGGTTTCGTCAACGACCACCCCCACACCCCCCTGCGATGATAGTTCCGACAAATTCTTCATCTGTAGGGCGGTAGGTTTGTTGCCGTTGGCCTTGCACTCGATACCAAGGAATATGCCATCAAGGCACGCAATAATATCGGGCACACCGGACGATCCGTAGCCATGCGTGGCAGGCATAAAGTAGTAAGCCTTACGCTCTGCTAGCATGCGCTTAACCTTGTCCTTTACCTTTTTCTCAGGTGTGGACATGGTTATCTCAGATCAAGTTTCTTTTCTAGGTATGCAATCACCGCAAGCGCATCGTAATACTTCACGCTCAGGTCTTGCAGTTTCTTCTGTAATGCAGTCTCGTAGTCCTCGTTGGCCTCGGGTGGCTCATCGACGGGGTTACTGCGGAGGAAAAACTTATCCTCGTATTTGGTCATCTGCCCTTCCTTTACCAACTTACTCAGCATGCCATAGACCTGCGTAATGGGCTTCTTGGTTGCTTGGGCTATCTGCTTTGCCGTTGACCCGGAGTTTCTAAATACTTCTTTTAGTACGGCGGCTTTTACGGTTATCTTTTTCATTTGCACTCTTTCTTGTTTGTTTAAGTTCATGGTACTCGTCATACGAAATGTAAATTATGATGCTCGTTGGGTTTAATTTTCTACCGATAGATTCTCCTATATCTGATTTATTAACATCTGTTAACTTAAGTAACGCCAGCCTCTCGGATACAAACAGCGGACACTCGGATATGTCAGGCAATGCAAACTTCTCGCTACTTGCGTTGTCGCACGCCACCATCCAATCCACATCACCGTTCTCGTGCAGATACACGATAACTACAAATCTTTGGTTCATTCTAATCCTCGTCACAACACTAAATTATCAAACAGTTTTAAGTCTGTCAAGTGTTATGAAAAAGTATTTTTACCGACCTCGACCCAGTACTGGTTATCGTTGACCTTCATACCAACCTCGGGCACGAACGCTTTGTTGTCCATCATGCGTAACATAGCAACTTGTTCTTGGACATTCTTGGGTGCGCTGTCCATAGACCCCGAAGTAGCCAGTACGCTACCATCACTCGATAGACTCACCGACCCATCAGGGTTTATCAGTACATGCAGGTGCATGACTTCTCGGTTCCTGACCCGCTTCATCTCTTGAAACGCAGGGATGGCGTCGTCCATTAGTTTTGCCAACTTCTCGGTCTGTGGCCGGAACCCCATGTCGCGTAGCATGATAAGTTCTTCTACGATATCTTCCAGTTCAATCTTATCTGTGGTGCGCCTGTAATTAGAACGCACCTTATTAAACCACTCGTGTACGCTGTGCCGGAAGTCCCCCCTCGTCCATTTAGCCACCCGCGTAGCCGCAAACGGTTTCACATGCTCACGCAGAATCCTTAAGATCTTTTTAGGATCCCGTGACTGTTTGCTGTGATACTCATCTGTACCTTGGCGGTACTTGTCGTTCTCGATTGTCTCTGCCCGCACAATAAAAACATCACGGCCTTTTGCATCGGCCTCTATCTGCACCTTTGCAATTAACGCATCGCCTCTATCCCCATCCAAAAACCTACTGTCGTAAAATTTTATGACGGTGGCTAGCGTAGTAACATGTATAGGGAACTTGCTCACATGCCCACGCCGTAACTCCACAAGTATGCCCTGCAAATCATCACGCAAACCACTTGTATATTCAGGTAACACTAGCATCGCACTCTCCTTAGAACATTGATAAAATCTCATCGACCCGAGCCTTGGTATCCAACCGCAAGGCATCATCCTCACGCAGATCTTTAGGCGTGACCCCAACCAAGGCAGACTCCAACTTCTTACGGGCGGCTTCCAACTTGGTGTCGTTCGTGACGTTCAACTTAGTCAGCAGGTCACACATATCCACCGCGTTGTTGACCAACGAATCACGGAAGATCTGCTTTTCCTCACCCGCCAACTTGCCGCTCATCTTCGATAGACATTCGTGGAGCCGGTCCCAGACGTCCTTAGTGGCTTCTGTTAACTTGTTTTGGTAAAACGATTCATATTGAGCCACCAACTCCTCTTTATGTTGCTCGTTTACGTCAATCCGGAAGTCCCCTACATCCGGCACAGGTAGGAACACATACCGGAACTTGAACTTGTTGATCAACTGATCGACATCGGGGTACTCCTCGGCATCGAACAGGTCACCCAACTGAAACGCCGCCGCACTAACTAATGTCGGGTACTCCCGCAAGAACTCCTTGACCGCATCGTTGAACTGCTGTTCGTAGTCAGAGAGCGTAGCCTTGTAGTCAAAGAAGTTTTTCATAGGTAACAGCCTAGAACCCCCGTCACTCCACGGTAGCGTCTGCTCGTAGTGCCATGTCCGTATCATGCCAACAAGTTTTTGCACCTGCTCCAACTTATCGGTTCCTGCCAAAAGTTTTTTATGGTAGTTACCCGCCTTGGTCTTGGTACTCTTAGCGGCATCAATCTCCTCGGACACCTTCTTATCTTGCTTGCGACCTGTCCATACGCTTATGTTCAAGTCGGCTAACATCGAACTGTTCTGAATCATTTGCACTCTCCTTGGTTAAGTAATATGCACATCGCGTGCGCTTCGTCCTCGTTAAAGTCGTAGTAAATCTTGTCGTAGTGCATCACCCTGTTGTAATGCTCTACTTGCCACACCATAACTTCTTTCAAAGTGTTCCACCCTCCTTGCCAGTTAGTAAGTTTCTTTCGACCAACCACACACCAATCTTTGATCGCACTCATTTATTAACACCTGTTAATTTAAGAAACGCTACTGCTTCGTCCTTGGTTAAACCTTTGGTTAATATCTCTCCTTTTACAAATCGTTTTAGATTCTTATCCCGCATCACCGACTCCGCTATATATAAAAGTTTTCCGTTTGCACCCTTCACTATTGCGTATGTAGATTCTTTGGGCGGTGTATTCATTGCATGTGTACCGTCTTACCCACACCACTTACTTCATCTGTCGTGATACCCCACAGCGTCGGGCATGACCAACCATTACCCCAGTTAGGCACATACCCATCGGTAAGCACGATGGCGCACTCGGCTTTGATCTTCTTCTCACTCATGTAGTCCACGATGCACTGCGGGTTAGTGCCCCCACCACCTCTCGGTTTGGTAGAGCCAAGCAGATTGTCCAACTGATCTTGCTCGTACTTCTCGTGCTGACACACATCAGTATCCCAATACAACAAGTCGATACCCTCGGGCTTGACCCGATCACAAATGTCACGCACCTCACCCAAGAACTGACTGACCTCGTTGGAGCCGATAGAGCCTGACATGTCAATGGCAACCACAACCCGACCCACCGACTCACCGATAAGTGATGGCATGTAGACATCATCACCGATCCACCGCCTCGATGGCCTGCGCCAAGTAGACTCGTCTTTGTCCACACAGAAACTTGTTATGAACTCACGCAGAGCCTCGCGCCAGTCAACCTTCGGTGTTAGCACATCACCAATCTCGCGGGGCACATTACCTTTCATCTTGCCTGCAAGGATCGCACCCTGACGCAACGCCTGATCCACATCCCGTGCTAACTGCTCTTTCTCCTCGGGCGACATCCCCTCGGCAGATTCCCAACCATGCTCGTCGAACCCACCCTCTCCACCTCCACCACCACTCTCGGCATCTTCCTTCAACATGCGGTACACCGTCCCCGCATCCATGCCTCGATACTTCTCATCAAGCAACCTACCTTCGGGTAGTGTGACCTCGCCTGCTCCGTCATCAGCGTCCGCAATCATAAGATTGATCACATAGTCACACGCCATGTTCGCCAACTTAGCCTGCTCTTTGTAGAGATGCTTCCACACAGTCGTATGCCGGAAAGCCTTGTGCAGATTCTCGTGCAGTATCAGACCCTTCAAGTCAGACTCGGACAATTTATCTACAAACTTCCTACCGTATGCCGTGTTGCGCCCATCGGTGTACGCAGTCGGACAACCCTCATCCTTCACCTCCGTCTTACCAATCATTAGCACACCCGAATACAGACAATACTTCGGATGCTTCATGAGCCACACATGAGCCTTCTGCACCCGTTGCTCTGCTGTTAACTTACTCATTTATTAACTCCTGTTAATTAAAACAACCACTGGTTAGCCAACGCCCAGTCCTTGAACTCTTTGTTCACCACACAGAACGCTTGCTTATTCGGAGACTTCATCACGCTCGTTGCGAACAGAGCCTGCCACTCCATGTCCATGCGCTGAACATAGGTCATCCACTTGCTCAGAGTATCTTTCTCCACACGACTGATCGCAGAGAACACCATGATGCACTTGGCTATCGTATCGTCGGGCATCTTCGCTCCCTTCGGATCGTTGATCACCGCCTCCCAACTTGGTAACT